CCACAAGTACCGCCCGCGATTCCGGCGACTGCGGCGCGTATCAGGCGAATGAAGGCGTGAATTGCCGGTCATGGTAGGAAGTTATCCGCGCTCCAGATCACGGGATTTGGAGCTGCCTGCTACAATGCGTGCATGAAGAAGAAGTCCAACGCGGGGCGCAAGGGCACGATAACTGGCGAAATCGAGGCCAAGCTGGAGAAGTATTTCCGTATTGATGCCACGGATGCACAGGCATGTATTCAAGCCGGTTGCTCGACAGATGCCTATTATCGAAAGCTGGCGAAGGACGAGAGATTCCGCAAGAGAATGGAGGCGGCCCAGGATTATCTCCACATCAAGGCCAAGGAAGTGCTGGCGAAGAAGATCACGGCCGTCAAGAACAACAGCCACGCCGCATGGTTCCTGGAACGCCGCGAGCGGAAGCGATACGCCACCAGGGTCGAGAATAAGAACGAAGGCTCGATTGCCGTCACCTACGCCGAGCTGGAAGGAAAGATCGTGGCCAAGAGTCCCGATGAAGCCCTGCGCATGGCCGATGAGATGGAGTTCGATGATGAGGAGGAATAGTCAAGGCGTGTTGGTTGTATAACGCGGAGTGCGTCGCTATATTGCGATCACTTATGTTGGTCACGCCCGTACAAGCCAAGGCCGCCGCTTCGCTGATGAAGAAGGGAGACAGCGAGCAGCGACGTGCAGCGGCGAAGATCGTCGCACTCTGGCAGTCCCAGCAGGGCAAGCAGAAGTCCAAGTTTCCCCGCAAACGCTGATGAAGTTCGCCCTGTTCCTCGCCTTCATGCTCTTATTCAACATCTGGGAAGAGCAGCCCGTGGCCTCAGTCATCCTGACAGATATCGGCATGATCTGCGTCACGATCCTGCTAGCCTCTCACATTCTCCATTCATGACGCACCCAATCCTCACCTTCATCCTCTTGGCTTTACCCTCATTCGTGGTCGCCTGGTTAGTGGATGAAAAAGTCCCGAAGCTCAGCCTGTTGCAAGGATTCCTGCTCTATACCCTGCTGATTTCCGAAATAGTTCTGATCGAAAACGCCGTCTTCTATCTCCTCCACTTCTCTCTCTGATATGATCGCCGAACCCTATATCTGCATCAAAGGCCAAGACGCCGGAACTATCGAATGGTTCGAGACGCACAAGTACAATGCTCCCTGGGAAGGAACGCTTGGCCCTTGTTGGATGAGATACGCCAACTTCGAGAGGGAGAAGCTAAAGGAGCTTGGAGCAAATGAAGGCATCTCGGTCGATGCCTGGCGTGGCCAGTATGTCATTGGCCTGGAACGCTATATCAGCGGCCAGGCGTATCAGAAGGGAGACGCCGTGCGTTATTCCCTCAGATCGAGTGAATTAATTGATTATGACAAATATTACTTTGACTGCGAATCCAACCGCCTCCTCAAGCGTGCCGAGTTCCTGAAGGCCGTGTGCGAGAAGGAGGGGGTGGAGTGGCTCCCCAAGGAACCCAAGCAGAAATGTCTTGGCTGTCATCCTACAGGCTTGTCAGATTGGCATCTTCAACACTGTCCGGAATATTTTAAGAACAAGGAAAGCAGAGAGGAGCAGCAGCCACCCGAAGGCAAATGCACCCGCTGCGGAGTCACCTACAACCTGATTACGGAGCATGAGTGCGATCCTGATGATGAAGATGAAGACGACTTCGAAATTGCAAATCAATACTTTGATGCCTTGATACGTAAGACGGTTTGCGACGAACTAAAGAAGGCGAAGAGGCCAGATAGTGACGAGCGTGAATTCCGCAAGGAACTGCTGGAATATCTGATTTCGCGGAATTTCGGATTGGATCGACCAGCTTCGCGAAAACGACTCGAAGAGATGAAGGAAAGATTCTTGCGCTAGACTGTGCCCATGCACCCAGAGGACAGGAAGAAGCACCACAATCCGTGGTACTGCATCACGCACTACTTTCGGATCCAGACGAAGACGCCGGGCGTCACGTCGCGCCTGAAGCTGAATCCGATACAGAAACGGCTCGCCAGGATCGTGGACCTCTGGAATTACCACCTCGTGCTGAAGGCACGCCAGGAAGGCGTCTCCACGTTCTTCCTGATCTGGCATCTGTACTGGACGATGTTCCGGCCAAATACCAAGACATGCATTCTCGCTGATGACCGTGACAACCTGACAGGTCTGTTCCAGATCATCCGCTTCGCCTACGAGTCATGCCCCAACAAAGTACGGCTGGCCGACGGAACCATCTGGACGAAGCCGGAAGCGAAGTACGACAACCGCAACGAACTCTTCTTTGAAGGAATCAACAGCACCATCTACGTTGCTCTCAAGATCCGCTCCAAGACCGTTCACAGGCTCCATGTGTCGGAATGGGCCTTCATCAAGAACTCGCACAAGATCCTGACGGCCACCTTTGCCGCCGTTCCGAAAGATGGAGTCATCACCGGAGAGACGACGGCCAACGGCATGGGAGGATCCTTCTTCGAGGAATGGGACAACGAGAACAGCCGATTCATCAAGCATTTCTTCGGCTATCAGGACCATCCGGATTACTGCGATCCGGTGGACGATGAGGCCGCTTTCGCGCTCACGCTCACCGAAGATGAACGGAAGATCATGACGTATCCGAACATGAAGCTGGGGAACATCGCGTGGCGACGCAGGCATCTTTCGATAGCGGCGAACCGCAAGGAATTCGATCAGGAATATCCGGCCACGGCGGAGCTGGCATTCCTCACGTCAGGCCGCTCGCCGTTCAACAGGGAAAAGATCAAGGATTGGATCATCCTCAAGCCCAAGGAAGAGCGGATGGAAGGCCGCTTACTGATCTGGAAGCCGCCGGAAGAGGGCAGGCGCTACGTGATGGCGACGGACACCGCATCCGGCCGAGGCATCGAATCGCTGGATCAGGAGGACAGGAAGGAAGGCGGAACGGACTACAACGTGATTCAGGTTGTCGATTGCGTGACGCATCAGTTGGTTGCGATGTTCCGGGGCAAGTGGCCGTACGCGAAGCTGCATGAGATTCAGTACAAGCTCGGAAAGGAATATCATTTCGCCTACAACGTGACGGAGGCCACCGACCACGGACTCACCGTCATCAACAACTTCCAAAGGGATTACATCGACACGGGAAAGTACCCGCGTCAGCTCATGCATTCCACCCAATATCTCGATGCGAAGACGAAGAAGATGCAGATGAAATACGGCTTCTACACGAACCTCAAGACCAAACCTCTGGTATTGGACAGGCTGGCGGAGGCCATCGAGGACGAAACCCTCAGATGCCATTCCTCCAAGGTGCAGAGCGAATGCTTACGCTTCGAGATCAAGGACGACGGCAAGATGGGAGCCATGGACGGATATCATGATGATACCGTCATGACGCTGGCCATCGCGCTCTACAACGTGCCCAATGCCTTGCGGGTGACGAGGGAGGTGTTCACCAAGAAGGATTTAGGACTCTAATCGGAGCGTGATACAATGCGTGCATGTCCGTGCCTCCCCGCTATCCCTACACGACCGATCTCCTGAGAGTGGAGAACGAGCAGGAATATTACAATCTGTACAACAGCGACTTCCTCAATGCGTTCTTCAAGCGCACGTGGTTCCTCTTGCAGGAATTCTTCGGCAACGACGAGGAGAAGAAGAAGGTCCTGGCCGTGACGATGGATTTAGCTCCCATCCTGGTCAAAGCAGGCACGATCTTCCTGTTCGGCAAGCCCGTGAAGGTGGAGGTGGATGACAACTCGGACGGCAGCGGCCGGATCCAGGCGGCGATTGACGACTTCATGAAGCGCAATCATCTGAATCAGAAGCTCAAGGACTCATCGAAGCTGTTCCAGGCCATCGGCCACACGCAGTTCAAATTGCGCAAGGACAAGCAGGGCAAGGCCGTCGCCGAGGAAATCCCGTTCGACAACTGGTTCCCGAACTACTCCGGCATTCCGCAGGGACAGAAGCCGAATGAATACTTTTTGATCACCTACATTTCCAACTTGACGGGCGACGACATCGTGGAGAAACGATATATCTACGTGGAGCAGCACATACCGGGACAGATCACTTATTACCTGTTTCTGAATATCGATAACAAGATCCACGGCCAGCCGCTTCCGTTCAGCACGCTGCCGAACCTGCTGCAGATCAATCCGGGCATGGTGACGCAGCGGGACAATTCGGTGATCGAGCAGACGAAGCTGGACACCGTGCCGCTCGTGCAAATCGATGCCGACAAGACCATCAAGGATCGATATGGCCAGTCATTATTGAAGCCGGTGCGTCCGATCTTGGATGAGATCAATACGCGTTTGACGCAGATATCGCTGCAGCTCTTCAAACATTCGGATCCGATCCTGCAGCTCCCATCCGGCAGCGTGCCGCAGGACGAGAAAGGCCAGGTCATGAGGAAAAAGCTGGAAGTCTTCTTCGCGCAGTCCGGTGACCCGGATGCGAAATACATCACGAACGACAATCCGATGCTCGACCAGTCATTCAAGTATCTTGAACTCCTGGTGGAGAAGGCCGCGAAGCTCACGCAGACGCCGCAATCGTTCATCGCGGCGGATGACAAGGGCGGAGTCGAAAAGGCCGAAGCCCTGCGCACCCGCTTCATGCTGTTCCTGAAACGCATCGAGGAATACCGCGAAGCGTACAGCGACGGGCTCGAGCAGATCATCCGCCTGGCCCTTCAGATCGAGGGCATCGACGTGCCGGATGACATGGAATTCAAATTCACGTTCGATTTCGGGTTGCCGAGGGATCCGCAATTGGACGGCGAAGTCTGGGGAGCCGCCGTGGAGCAGGGCATTTCCTCGGTCGAAACCGCCGTCAAGAATTTCCAGCAGCTCGAAGGCGACCTATTGGATGAAGAGATGACACGCATCGAGAAGGACAAGGAACTCATGGCTCCGCCCATGCCCGTGAAGCCGCCTCTGCCGAAGCCGGAGAATAACCCGCAGCTCAATGCCGCCTGAACGCTGGGAATTCGACGGCAAGGTGCCGACGCTGCCCAAAACGACCAAGGCTCTGTCGGAGGCGATTGAGTACGTGTCGGCCAAACGCTGGCCGCTGCTGGCGTTCCTCGCATCGCTCTGGGGCATCCTGCTGCTGATGGCGTTCACGCTCTTGCTGATCGTGCGGCTCGCGCTCACACTGCCCCTATGACCGTCGCCGACCAATTACGCAAGGATGGCTACACCAACGACGAACTGATCAAGCTCTACCAGCAGGCGGCGGATGAAATCGCGGCCATCATCGCCGGTGCCGACACCTCGCAGGGATTCGCCAGGTACCGCCTGCAGCAATTCCGAGCGATCCAGGCCGTCATCGCCCGCAATTCCCCGCAGGTGCAGGAGTGGGTGGATTCGACAATCCCCGACGTCATGCAGGCGGCGAACGACGAGACGAACGACGCGATGAAAGGCTTTGCGGATCAGGGTTTTTCCTTCCGGTTCTCCGGCGTGAATCAGGAAGCCGTCAAGTATCTGACCACGCAGGCATCGGAATATTTCGTCAGCACGCTCCAGGGGCTGAAGACCAGCGGACTGCGTGCCTCGCTCGATAAACGAGCCTTGGCCAATCGTGTCATCAAGTCCGTCATCCAGGGCCAATCGGTGGCCAAGACGCAGACGCAGCTGGTGGACATCCTCAAGAATCAGGGCTTCACGCTCGTGATCGGCAAGAAGGGCCGGCGGCTCAATCTCGAAGACTATTCCCAGACGCTCGTCAGGACGCAGACCATCAACGCCTACAACGTGAGCGCGCAGCAGACCATGCTCTCGGCAGGCCGTAGATTCGCCATCTTCCCGACCATTCCGGCCCAGCGCAGAGAACCCGACGACATCTGCTGGAAATACGAGAAACAGAAGTACATTGATTTATTGAAAGATCCCGTGCCGCCTTTGCATCCGAGATGCCGCCACACGCTCCAGCCGGTCAGCATGGATCAGCTCAAAGAAGAACGGCCCGATCTGTATGACCAGGCCGTGGCGTACTACAAGAAGGCATCGAATTAGACGCACTTGATTTGCTCATGTATCATATCGTCAATTGCAACCGCCACCCGTGGCGGGACTTTTGCGTATCCGACATCCGGGGAGTCGTTAAATCCCCGCCTCGCTCTCCCTGTCCAGCGTAAGGACAGGCCCGGCGGTATCCGTATCCACTACCACCCATCACCATGTCAGAAGAGACAATCGATCCTTCAAAACCTAATCCCGAAGAGAAGACCGAGAAACCGGAAGAGAAGAAAGAAGAAAGCCGGTTCTCGAAACGCATCTCCGATCTCAGTTCCGAACGCGACACCTGGAAGACCAAAGCGGAGGAATATGAGCGGAAGGAACGCGAGGCTGCCGAAGCGGAAGCCGTCAAACGTGGCGACTTCGAGAAGCTCTTGACGGAGAAGGAAACCAAGCTCGCGCAGACCGAAGCCGAGGCGAAGGAAGCGAAAGCCAAGGTGGAAGCCTACGAGGCATCCATGAAGGCACAGCTCGATAAGTCTCTCGAATCGATCAAGGACGAGAAGAAACGCGCCGTCGTCGAAAAGGCTCTCGCAGGCAAGCCGCTCAACGACCAGGCCGCGCTCATCCCGGAACTCCTGGAAGCGATGGGGAGCACCACTGGATTCGGCAACCAAACGCCGACCGGCGACCAGCCGCCCAAGGTCACGGAGATCAAGCAATCCCGCTTCAAGGAGCTGAACGCCAAGCCCACGCTCACGAAGGAGGAGACGCGCGAATTCCAGTCCCTCTCCCGCGAACTCGGCGAGGAGGCACGCAAGCGCGAGGAAGAGCGGCGCAAGGAGTACATGGACAAGGAGATGGACAGCCGCAGCACGAACTACTTTGGATAATTCTTATTTCCCACTACTTACTAATCTATGGCATTCGATATCGGAACCCACACGCAGTATGACGACCCAACGTCCATACTGAACCCGGAAATCCTGGGAGTCGCCAAGGCCATCAACCTCGGCAAACTCGATGCGGTCATCTACAACCGCATCGGCGCACCTCAGGCCCCGGTCGATCAGGAAATGTTCCGCATCGCCACCCGCTCGAAGGGGGGCATCACCGGCACCATCGGCGACGGCGGCGGCAACGGCTGGAACAACTCGGCCACCACGGGCCTGAAGATGACGGCCGCGCAAATTAACGCCATGACGGTCGGAACCGTCCTCTCCATCGGCTACACGGGAGCCACGCCGGAAACGGTCGTCGTTTCCTCGGTTGACCGCTCGGGCAACACCATCTCCGTGCAATCGCGCGGCGCTGGCGGAACGACGCCGGGCACATGGGCTGACGCCACGGTCTTCCTGAAGATCGGTCACGCCATCAACGACTTGGACGCACCGAACGTCGAAGCCTTCCAGGAGCAGACGGCGGACTACGAGAACTACTGCCAGCTCTTCTACGAAATGATCGACGAGACCTACACGGATGAAGTGGAAGCACGCAAGTACTTCGACAAGAACCCGGTGATCCAGCAGGAAGCCTTGCTCCGCGTCTACCGCAGCTTGGCCTACACGACCATCTGGGGTAACAAGCAGAAAGGCACCAAGACGGCATCGCCGATGACCGCAGGCTTGCTCACACAGCTCTCGGACAGCACTGCCGCCTTCTCCGGCACGCGCCCGGTGCTGCGAACGAACGTCAACGGACACTTCTCCGAAGCGGTCCTGAAGACGGCGCTGGACACGGTGCTCGCACTCGGCACGCCGAACGCGATTTACATGAGCTTGAACAACGCCAAGATCCTGTTCCCGACGACGGAGAAATTCATCATCATGACTCCGGATCAGTCGCAGAAGGCGGGCACGGACAACGTGAAGCAGTACGAGTACAGAAATCAGGTGTTCGACATCGTGATCGATGCCGCCATGCCGGATTCCCGCGTGTGCGTCGTGAACGAATCCAAGATCTTCCGCACCTGGAAGGTCAACGACATCCTCCGCTTCGTCCCCGAGCCTCCCATATCGTCACGCCGCCGCAAGTACAGCTACCAGGGCAAGTACGCGATGATCGTGACCGGAGTCGGCTACGAGCACATCGACCTCTACGGCATCAACTAGAAATAACCGGCGGCCCTCGCTGACGCGGGGGCTGCCGGGACCAATTCCTTCCTTCTCTCTCCTATATGGCAGATATTCCCGCTCCTGGCGGATGGACACAGGGACTCAGCATGAAACTTCTGGGCGTTCTCGCGCTCGGCTCGGCCGCCGTCGGCGGAGGTGCGGGAGTTGCCATCAACAACTACGGCACACGCAACGGTGCACAGGACATCCAGTACATCGAACAACCCCTGCAGCAAGTCAAGGGAAAGGGCGGCGCGTTCGCCGTCCTGAACCCGCTCCCGGCCGACGCATCCGGCGTCATCGTGGAGGCGAAGGTCTTCGTCGCCAACAACCCGTCGCCGGTCTCAAACCTCTTCGTCGGAACGGCCACCGGGGCGCTCGGCTATTCCGGCTCCAACGTGTTCAGCACGCTGGCCATCTCCAACGCACCGAGATTGCTCGACTACACGCTCACGGGCGCATCGGCGCTCAAGAACGTCGTCATCGCACCGGCCAACAGCACCGGCAAGAAATACATCACCGGCTCCTACGGCTTCGGATCGGGGCAGGTGATCGGCCAGGGCTTCGCCGGATTCGTCCGCATCGGCATCATCAACTGCAGCTTGCAGGGACAATTGCATTGCTAGTTTTATCTCACTTCTGAATCTCACTTATGGTCTCCTACGAAAAATGGGCCGTCGGCAGCCTCCGCGATCTCACCATGCACCTCTCGTTCGAATCGGGAGAATCCGGCACATTGGACTTGCCGGCGCTGCCGTATCGGTTCCTGATCAACTCCATGACCGTCGGCGTCACCAAGGCGCTGGCCGGTACGGATGCGGGCACCGTCACCGTCGGCAAGGGTGCCACCGTCTACGGCACGGCCACGGTGCCGCTCTCCTCAGCCCAGAATGCCCAGGTTGCGGTCACGTCGGCCAGCATCACCCAGACAGCCTTTGAACTGACCGATCAGCTCCGCCTCATCTCCGCCAAGACCACGGCCGGCGGCAAGGTATTTGTCACGCTGCAGTTGCAGGTGTTACCATCGCATTAATATGTCTCAGCAAGGTACTTTCGTCTTCGGCGAGCAGGCGGCCGTCGCCACCACCTACGCGGTGGGAACCAATCGCATCACGCTCTCGCAGAAAGTCCGCACCGTGCGGGTGATCTGCAAGGGCACGGGCGGCATGGTGTTCATGGTCCCGCTCGGCTCGCCGGGCACCGTCGGAACGGCCGCGACCGACCTCGCCAATCCGCTGGTGCGGTTCAAGATGAGTTCGTCCGATCCCACCAAGAGCAGCTCGATGGAATTCGTCTTCGTGCTGCCCTACGCGACGGATACCTTCGACTTCCTGGCCGTCACGAATGCCGCCGAGGTGTATCTGACCGGCGACACCGTCCCTTCCGACGACTGCTAACCCCCTAAACTATGGCTTCACGCTTCTTCATGACCCACGGCTGCTATCTGCGTTCCAGCGACAAGGGAATCGTCCAGGATATCCTCTACACTCCGGTGAATGAGGCCGAGGAAGCCGAGCTTCGCATGCTTTCCAAGCTGGGAACGTGCGAGGAACGCCCCATTGGGGAGCCATCCGCAAATGTCGAAGCATCGACTGAAGCCGCCGCACCCGTCATCAGCGAAGCCACCGAAGATCAGCTTTCGGAAGTACCGGGCATCGGCAAGGCCACGCTCGATAAGCTCGTCGCCGAGGGCATCACCCTCAAATCCCACCTGGAACAGGCCCTGATCAACAAGGAAGAGAAGATGAAGGAGATCCTGGCGGGCAATTTCCAGAAGGTGAAGGATCACTTCGCGAAGTAGGGTAGAATGGGTTCATGCAAGTACCCGCCATCACCTATCTCGCCGTCACCGACGTTCAGGCAAACACGCTCATCGCCGATTTGAAGACGCTCGACACCGCGAGCATCACCATCCTCATCCAGACGGCGGAGGATTTGATCGATGCGTTCGTGGGGCCGCAGGAACATCACTGGAAGGACACGAATTCGAACCGAGTCTTCCCACGCGTCCAGGATGTCGATTCGTCAACCCAGAATCAGGTCATCAGCCCGAACTACGGCCAGCCGATCATCCCGTATAAGGTATCACTCGCCTGTCTCCGCCAGGTCGAATGGCTGTTTACTCAATGGTGGTCATCGAGTGACACCGACGAATTGCCCTTCCAGCAGGACGTGGAATCCGTCGACATCGGCGGCGACGGCAGCCTCTCCCAGACATTTGCGAACAAGGGGGCGGATCTATCAGCCGCCACGCTCTCGCCTATCGCACGGGCGATCCTCGGGCCATTCCGCAGCCGCTTCGCCGCCGTCGGCGTCTCGGATCCTCTTTCAAATGCGCCCGTACGCCGCTCACTGACATCCAATTCCGGCTTCCAGTCGGCCACGT